AATAAGTACTATGAGCCTGATTCGTGCAGAAAACCTTATCCTTTAAGACAACTTCTAAGCCGTTTCTAAGCTCTAAGCTATAGTATCTATTTTCAACCAAGTCAAAAGTCGCTGTAATCGAATCTACATAGTCTCCCGACGTGATTGAATCTATTGTAACCTCTACAGATGTATTGGTTGATTCGTCAGTAATGTGTAAACTGTCATAAGTCTTAGACTTAGCAATGAAGCTAAAAGACTGAGGACTTGTGCTTTTGTTTAATATAACCATACTACTATAACTGAAAAAGGCTATATATGTTCAATAAAAAAAGGGACCCCCTAAAGAATCCCCTTTCAACACGAACAAAATGAAATTTTTTTGTTATGAAGCTACAATTAGAGCATCATCTCCTGAACCGTCATTAACGGTGTTAAACAATACCTGAAGTTCAGCTTCTGTAGTACATTTCAAGAATGGTGACGGAAGTACTTCCTCGCATTCGAAATCTAAAGTATAACCGTTGAATGAATCCATGGATTCTCCCGATGAGATAGTCCCACCTACAACGTCAGACCCTTGAGCTAATCCCATAAGAAAGAACTGATTTGTCATTGTTTGGATAACGATTCTTGGTCGGTCAAAACTCAATAATTTAACTGCTTTGTGAGTAGCTACGTCTTGTTTCTTTAATTGGATTTTCAACATACCTTTGAAGTAGGTCGTTCCATTTTCTCTAGAACTTACGATTTCTGTTTCGAAGCTATTAGCTCCTTTAAGCTCGTACTTGAACATAGACAATTGTGAGGCAGGTGCCCACTTTTCAACCTCGTCAGTATTTGTAGAATCGAAATCAACATTCGCCTCATCTAAGTCAGAATACTTGATAAAGAAAACATTTTTCAAACCTGAAACACTATCTTTGCATCCTAGCTGACGTCCCGCTGTAATGAAATTACATGACATAATATTTAATTTTTTTAATTGTTATTAATAAAAAAGGGCAGGTTATTTGACCCACCCTTTCTGTTTTATTTTCTAATATTAGTTAGCAGAGTTAGTAACTCCGTAAGTAACGATTTCTTCTACGTTATAGTACTGAACAGCACCTGTCATTTTCATGACTAAACGAACGTTCTCACTTCCGTCAACGTCCTCGAGGTCAATCAATTTCACGATATTTTCGTCATTTTGCAATCCGCAACCGAAAAAGATATTGTCAACTGTAGTGGCAATAGCTTGAGCTCCAACTAATCCGTTAGCAACGAATAATTTGATTCCGTCAAACATCAACTCAGTTCCTAAGTCTTGGTTAGCGTATCTGTCCAAGTAACCTGCAGAACCTAAAGCTCTAACATATGCTTTGTGCATAGCTTGAGAGATATAAATTCTCAAATCTTCTTTTCCGTAGATAGCAGATGGAATAGCATCTACGATTTTTCCTAGCTCAGCTTCGATAGTAGAAGCAGATACAGTTGCAGAAGCAATTTCGTTAGCGGTAGGTAGGTCTGCGTCTTCAGAAAGAAGATGTAACAAACCATCAAATTCACCTGCGTTATCTTTGTCTCCACTCCAAATGTTTTGCTCCATTTTAAGAGCTACTTTTGCTGAAACATGTCCGATAAGGAAGTCAGCGAAAGACTTAGGAAGCTCGTCAAATGCAGAGTATCCCATAGAAATTGCGTCCCAATCCGAACGATAGTCAGCCTTACACAACTGAAGATTTACTTTTAAGCTCTTAGGCTCAATGATTCTCTCAGTCAATGTTACTGTAGATGTAGCTTGGAAATCGCAATCAGCGTCAGCTAAGACGTCAGAAACTGCCAATTTTTTTACTACCGCCTTGTATTTTACGTTAGGCATTACGGTTATACCGCCTTTGTCAATAGTGTTAGCACTCAAAAGAGCACTTGCAATATACTTTCCTGCGAATTCGCCTTGATAAGTACTTGTTACGTTTGTTGTTGTTGCCATAATATTGGTCTTTTAATTTAAATTATTATTTATTAATTCTTGAAAAAATTCTATTTAATGTAGTGTTTTGACTACCATATTTGAATCCTGTTTTAACTTCGTTAGATGCTTCAGGATTGTGAACGATAGGAGCTTCAGCAGGCTCTTCAGAAGATAATTCAACCTCTTCAGCAGCCTCTTCTTTAACTTCCTCAATAGCTTCCTCTTCAGCTTCTTCAGATAATTCGGTTTTAGGAGTTTCAAGCTCTTCGATTTTAGCTTTTAACTCTTCGTTCTCTCTTACTAGGGATTCGATGTCAGAGAAGAAAGTTTCTTTAACTACTGATTCAACTCTTTTCTTTACAGGCTTAGCCTCTTCAGTTTCCAATTCCTCTTCCTCTTTCTTGTCGTAACCCGCCTCAGTTTCTTCTTCTTTAGGCTCTTCTTTAGGCTCTTCTTCCTTTTCTTCCTCGTCTTTAATCTCATAAATGATACCCTCTTCTTCTACGCAAAGAACACGTCCGTCCTCCATCTTGTATTCACCTTTAGGTAAAGCAATTTTTTGCTCATCCTCAGTAAGAATGTGTACAGGCTCTCCCGCTTCTAAAGATTCAAATTCGATAGTTGTTTCACCATCTTCTAATTTAGCTGTTTCCAACTCAATTTCCATACCTAGAATGGTACGTACTTTGTTTAAAATTTTTAATTCACTCATTTTGATATATTTATTTGATAATATTATAACTAAACACTAATCAAAGTGTTTTATTTTGTTGATAACTATAGGTCGTAATCCGTAGAATTCCTTGATGTTGTTCTAGGTGTCGCAGTATTTGTATTGCTACTATTACCCTGATTGATTAGAGAGCCTATTCCCTCTAATCTATCTTCTTCGTCATGCGTTCTAGAATACTTTCCGTTACGTCCTAGATACGCTCTTTTAGTCTTGTATTGTTTCTTCATTACGTTAATCCGTTAATGTTTACTGTTTGAATGTCGTTAGATACCATGCTGTTTAATTGTAGCTTGGTATAATTTTGGTCTAAAGACATGACCTGATTTCTAATCATATTTGAGTAACTATCATTAGTACCATCACCCATTAGCCAAACCTGAGTAGCCGTTACAGAATTACTCTGATATGTAGCTCCATTTATAAAAGTCTGCTCATTTTGTGCATAAGCAACTCTAAATGAATTTCCATGTTTATAGTCAGATAACCATTTCACAGGGTCGGTAATCATTAATTCAGCTTCAGCCTCAGTAGGAATCGGTTGATTTATTCTTAAAGTTGTAGCTACAAAACTAGCAACCTTACCATGAAAGCTCCTATTAGAACCTCTACCACCGATAGTCATATTACCGCTAAAATTTCTATCCATTCTGTTTCCTGTACTTACCCAATTAGCATTAGTAGATAAGTTTGAGCCTAAATTAGTGAATCCATCAATAGTACTCATTAATCTAATGTCAAATGCTTGAGCTAAGTTAGAAGCGGTAGCATTACTTGATGAAAGCCTAGTTCCATCAAAAGCAATATAAACTCCCCACCAAACGGCCACTTGATTATAAGCAATGTCATAAAGCTCACATTCGTTATTAGCAGAACCCCTACCCCAACCGAAGTATAATCTACCACTAGCAGAAATCCTTAAATAAATATTGTCATCACTAGAACCTGAACCGTCTCCTAGATTCCAAATATGTTGATTAGAACTATGCCTATCTACTTTAAACACTACAGAAGATGCCCAAGGTCTAGAATAAAAATCACCACTCGTATTCCCTGATATTGTAGGAGCTGATGATATTGCAGAGAGTCCATCCATGGCTATAGGTGTGTAATTTGTATTAGTTCCCACTTGCTTAGCATGTTCATTAGAACCTGAAAAGTCTAGAGCTTTACTCCAAGGTGTATCGTTTGTTTGAATAGGAGCTACGTCAGTAGCGGTAATAGTCATGCTTCCTACAGAACTACCATAAGAGTTAGCTCTAGTTACTGTAATAGTATAGGTGGTATCTGAACCAACATCAGACAAAGTACCCTGAATCAATGAGTAGTTATCGTAAACCAAACCACTTCCCGACGGGGATATTGATACACTTGTTGACCAAGTGGCACCCGCAGGGGTTACCTGAATATTAACATTAGTTCCCTCTTGTTGAGTTATATCGGAAGCACCAAACGATGAGGGTGTTAAGTCTGCATTAGTTAAAGATGTGACCTCTGTATACGTAACCGATACACCATTAAAAGTCTCCGAACCACTAGGAATTGAATTATGTTGGTATGTAGATGCATTGTGAGATGCTTCGGGCATATACCAAGTCGTATTAGTTGGGTCGTCTGCATAGGTGTGAGTATGACTAGAGCCATTCTCTACACCATTAACAATCTTATCGTAATATTCAGCTTCTTCTTGAGTAGCGAATAAAGGATAATTAAACACTCCGTCAGGACTTTCAATATATCTAAAATACATGGTAGGAGCTTCTTCTTCTAGTAAGTGAACTTTAGGAGCTGAGAATACTCTCGC